ATTGCTGTGCTGCGATTAGCTCACGCACCTGCGTATTCACCACGCCATAGGCTTTACCCATGGCGTCAATCCCAGACGTTCCAGAAAACTGGTTTAGTTCATTGATTCTGGAAATGTCTTCGGTTAGTTTGTCAAACTTTTCAGTCAGTGTTTGTGCATCACCACCAGCACTAAGCGCTGCCATGCCCCACTGAAGCAACGCAGCTCCACCAGCGATAACGCCGATAGTTACTAGAGTCGTTGGGCTTAGGAGCGACATAAACGCGCCCCTAAGCGTCCCCAACGCTTGCGGCAAGGACTGACCCGCAAACCCCTGCACCATCTGCATACCCTGTTGCATACCGATCAGTGCTGGATTCATGCCGCCCCAAGCGGTGACTACAACGTCATTCAGTTGTGCGAATTGGTTGCCAACCGTTCCCTGCATATTGCCAAGGTTGCGTGCACTGCCAGCCGTGCGCTGCATCTGCGAGGCCAGCGTAGCAAGAGATGCCTTTGCCTGCTCCTTCGTAACCACGCCCAACATCACAGCCCGATTCAACTCAACCTGCGCCTGCTGATACTGATAAACCGCACTCAGGACTGGGTTATACTTAGCCGCTAGATTGCGAACCTCATTCCCGTATTGCTCGGTTACATCAGCAGCACTGCGAAACCGACCTTGCTGATCTCGCAAAGTCTTGTTTAGTTTATCAGCGCCACCACTAGCCGTTACAGCCGCCGCGTTCATTTTAGCCAAATCAGTTGCAGCCGACCTAGCCGCAGTGCTGTCAATATCGTAAACCAGAGTCGCGTAATCAGTCATGCTACCTCGGCTTACTTTCCATCAGGGCTTTAACTTGTTTCCTAGTCGCATGGTATCGTAACACATCCGAATAAGAACGTCTAAGCGCGCGGTCCATTGCAAATAAACACTCACGCTCCCACCGATCAAGGGAGACGTAAGTGTGTTCCTGCCAATCTTTAATAACAGACATAGTTAGCGGGTTATCAATTACACCCGCAAAACTACGCGCGTTATTGTAATACTGAATCAATCCTTGGCACCTAGCAGGCACCCGCAAATCTGGAACCCTATCGCCTTTTTTCATATACCGTAAATAATCAGCGCGCGATAACCCATCCTCGCCGCCCGGTGTGTTCCACTCTACGTCTTTTTCGATCCACGCCGCGCAATCTTCTGCGACGGTTGCGAAAAATTTTCAAGGTTAGCGGTCCCCGCCGCAAGCTGATCACGAAACCATTTAGCGTTAGGGTGGTCAATCAGAAATACGCGATCTTCTAGCGAAGCTGGACCAGAGCCGGAAATATGCGCAAACTCCGACCCAGCCCAATCCCAAGAATCAATGCAGTTAATCAACACCACACGCTCAATATCTGGAACAGCAGCTTCTTTATCACCTTCAGCCAGTTTAGCCCAATAATCACCCTGAGCCTTGCGCAACGCATCAACCACACGCCGCGAGTCCTTACTCACAACATTAACCCGAACACCCTCATCATCACCCGTAACGGGATGACGGATTACAACAGGATAAACACGGTCATATTCAACCGCTACAGATAGATCAGCCATGATATTCCCTCCAGAAATGACGCGCCATTACAGCGCGCCCATTAATTAAACAGCTACAGGCTTGACAGTAACAGGGCCTTGAATAACAGAACCCATAACCATTTGGGTCTGCACATCATCAATCCCAATGCCGGAGTCTGTATAGCCCGAAAAGATAACGCGCGCATATACATATGTTGGCGTAGTCACACCAGCAACCGCATCTGCGTAAATCTTACGAACAGCGTATGCCGTGCTAGACTTAGCAATGCCAAAACCGCGCAACGTATCCTGACCCACGCAGCCCTTATCGTAAAACCACGTTACCTCAAAATCCGAATCTTCATCAGCGCCAACGCCTCGGATGCGTTCACCGCTAATGCAGTTTTCCGAGATGATATTAGCCGCGCTGGAAAATTCCGGCGTTTCCTGCAAGCAACAAATCGACCCATAAGTCAAAGCGCCAAATTCAGCCGCCGATAGGTCTACATTTTGCGGGGTGATGCAGACTTGGAAGTCTTGCCCGCGTCCGAACGTCTTGTCTGCCACCGATATATCCTCGTGTTAATAGTTGACGTTAATATAAACCATATAGCCAATCACCGCAATTTAGCCCCACGTCCGCCAAGGCACCTGCACCTCAACTCGATTCCAGCTTTGATCCAGCCTAGGCGCACCTAATGATCTGGCGCGGGAATAAACAGTCACTCGCGCGTCTTGATAAGCATACACAGCACCAGCCGGGAAAAAGTCGCAAACCCTAGACGCCAATCCAACATGCTGCGAATAGGACCAACCAAGAGGAGCCATAACAGAGATATTTAGTAGCCCGCGAAACTCATCGCCGCAATCGAATTGAATTGTGCGATCATCTGTTGATAGGTTGACTGGCTGCACTATTAGGTATGCTTGATTAGCCGTTGCATTGAATACGGTATCGGGCAGCATAACAGGAGTTTCAGACCATGCGGTGATTCGAGATAGTAGGGCGAGCCATAGTTTGCCGTCGATTAGTGCGGTCATTTCATTTTCATCCTCAATCTAGTGGCGGCTGCGCGTGCAATAGAACGCCACTTAGAGCCAACAGCCTCAATCCAAAATCTTCCGGCTTGGCTATACATACGGCCCAATCTGTCAGTCCCAGTAAACCCATAGTTCAATCGGCGCGCGTAACTAGCCAAATAAATATAGCTGATCTTATCACCAATCTTTGCAGACATAATGTTGCCGATAGATTGCTCTGCACCGCCGCGATATGTGCTGTCCGATGACGTATTCCCCGGCCCTGTTACGCTCGGTGATGCACTGCCATTAACGGATGCGATTAGCGAGTTGCGGAGGTTGCCAGTGTCAACGGGAGTTGCGGCAGCCAAGGCGTCATAGAAATCAAGCGATGCGTTCTGGAATGCTTGCTCACTTCTCTCTTGAGTGGCGAGAGTCCATTTATTAACCGCGTTGGAAAAACCTCGCGTCGTCCCTGCTGATCCACCGATTCTAGCCATTCCGCCAACTCCTTGGCACAGTAACTTTGAACCGACATCCGCAGTTCACCACCTCGCTAGCAGGCGCACCAACATCATGCGGGCATTGCATAAATGTGCCGCCAATGATAAACGGCGTATTCAGGCCTTGAACAGATTCACCGTTAGCCAACACATGCGTCTTGCGCTCATACCGATGCACGCCTGTATGAATCCACGTTTTCTTAAATGCACTCAACGGAATACCAGTCTTAGCGCTGGCCTGCCTATACCCCTCCATCATGCCGCGATTGATAGCCGCGCCGCGTTCTGTGCGGGCGATTGTCAGACCGCGTGAGAGCAGCATCTTATTCGAGTATTGCTGCACAGCCCGTTCAATCTGTGCAGGCGTTGGCGGCTTATCGACTGAAAACTTAAACCGCTTGTCTTTCAACGTTAGCCGATTCCATGCCGCGTAATCACCCGACTCCAGATACCGCCTAGCATTAGCCACCCATTGCGCTTGTTGATTATTCAGGCCGACAATACCACCCTCCCGCGAGCCTGACTTGCCCAACCTCCCGACAATATCCAGCGCAATCCGGTTATTCGACCGACCTAAAGCAAACCCATCGCCCATAGTCCAGCGAACAGCTTCTTTCATATCATTAGTAATAACCGTGATATGCCCGCCAACTACATTCCGCGCGTAAAACTCAGCCTCTGGAGTTGCCGAGTTCCACCTTACATTAACGGGCCATTTGGTGCCTGTAATGGCATTTACTCCACCTTGCGCATATGTCTCCGTAAGCAGCGCCCTCATCTTATCAAACGCAGCATCATCAATATCAACAGCCCTTAGCGCCGCGTCATAATCCCCACGCCCAATCGCATCTCGCAAAGCATTGAATTTAGCGGCGTCCACTGTTGAGCGGACTCCTGCTAGAAATGATTTTTCGATTTGTGATTCAGTTGCCATTAAGCGATTGCGCCCTTAAGCACTCCCACGTTGATCAAAACGGCCTCTGACAAGGAGCCTGCGGTGTCATTTTTAAGCCGAACAGTATAACTACCCACCGCAACACCCACCACCGAAGCAATGTATTTATTTGCGGGCGATCTGACCACAACGCCGGGGATATCAGAAATTGTTACGAGAGGGTCAGTCACTACAAAATCAACCGACGCGCCCGCTGCCAATGCCGCCGCATTCGTCGTGATCACACTGCCTGATTTTGTCAGGGTCACGCCAGTTGACTTGCTGGTGAGCTGCGTAACAGCCCCGCCAGAGTTTTGCGCGATGCGGTTGTTTTCGCTAACGTTGCCAGTGCCGGGGTCAAATGCCAACGCAGAGAACGTGCCGGATGCGAAGTTGTCGCAAACATCCGATGCGGTCAAGTTCACCGGGCGGATGGCGTAGTTTGGCGTGCCTGCACCAGCTCTAACCGTGTTGCCAGAGATAACTCCAGCCGTATTGTTAAAGGTGCCGCCAGTAACGATCCCCTCATTCGCGCCGATCAGTGACACTCCGTCGATCAAATTTCCCTGAATAATCAACCGCAGCGATTGAGTTGTGGCTGCATTAAACACCCGGATGCCACGATTTCCGCAACGTGTCAGGCTGTTATTCATGATTTGCAGGTCGTCGCATTTAGTCGAAACTTGAATCCCCAAACTGCCGGGGTCAGTGACGGTATTGTTTGCGATCAGCAGAGACGACAGGTTTTCTTCGGACCCCTGAATGCCGATACCTGCGCATTCGATCACGTTGTTATTCGTGATTTGCAGGCGCATCCCGCGAATAGTGACGCCCTGCGCAAGCGATGAAAGCGACGTGTTATCGCTAAAAACGCTGTCAGACATAGCCGCGTGACTGTCAAATGACGACACGCTAGCATAAACATCGGTGTTGCCAGTCACCAGAATGTTGCGCGGGAAGCCCGTGCCGCCGCCCATCGTTGTATAGCCGTGGCGGCAATAAAACGTGGTATTGTTCGACACGACCCCGCCCAAGCACGGCCCCGCGTGCGTGACGCCATAGCCCGCGTGTCCGCCCGGAATGTCATTGCGAAGTCGAGCCACAATGTTGCCCGTGATCAGATCCCCAACTGTCCCGCGCATAAAGATAGCCTGATTACCATGCCCGGAAATCTCAACGTTCTGGACAATCGGGCGCGACACATACTCCATATAAATCAGTCGCTTGAAGCTTTCCCAATCGCCTTGAATGGTGATGCCCTCAACGCGGGACTGCTTTGCCAGTGCCACGCGGTTGATCTTTGCGCTGTTTGCCGTTGTATAATCCGTGCCGCCCATTCCGCCCAAGATGGTGCCATATACGGTCAAAACGGTTCCGCTGGTGACTTCTTTCACCCGCAGCATTTCGCCGTTTTTATAGCCTGCATCTGTGCTGGTGTAGGACACATTATCGGTGATGAAAAAATAATCGTTTTCGGCAAAGCTGGCAGTGCTGGCAATCGTGACAGTATTTCCGCCAGCAACCGCATTTGCTGTCAGAGATATGTCTGCTCCGGCCAAGCCTTTTGCCTCGATCAGGTTTGCCGATGCTCCGATCACAACAAGCGTTGCATCGCCCACAATACTCACGCCACCAGTCAAATCGACGGTATCAAGCGCGTAAGGACCGCGTGGCAAGGCGCAGACAATCTCACCCCCACCCCGCGCCGCAAGATACACCGCAGCGCCTTGGAAATTGGCCGAAACGTCAGTTGTTCCGGGGACTTGATTGCGTCCAAAGTGATCGGGATAAACCGGGCCATTTGGCGACCACTTAGACCCATCAGACATAGTAAGAGCAACGCCGCCCGTAGGAGCGCTTGGGTCATAATAGAAATGCAGGATTTGCCCATCCTCGTCAACATAAGACATGGACTCGACATTTGGGCGCCGAACAGAACTAGCGGCATCTGTCCGCGTATCATATGGACGTCCACCAGCAGCAGCAGAATCATCCGCCCTAATAGCATCACCCGCAAACACAATGGCATTATTATTCACGACGACACTCATTCGATAACCCTCATTGTTCCAATAGAAGTTTTAGTTAGCCCTAAGTTAAGCACAGAAATCCTTAC